ATTACCAATGACGGTAGACAATTATTACAAGATTAAGCTATGTTAGAGAAAAAATTATTAGAAGAAGTAAAACGTTTTAATGCTATCAACAAGTATAGTAAGAAAATGATCATGGAGCAAGACGCTCCACCACCAGCACCAGCAGAAGATCCATTAGGTGATGTACCACCTCCACAAACAGGTGATGTACCTCCTCCACCTCCAGCAGGGGACATGGGTGGTGATGTTCCACCTCCACCAGCAGATGATATGGGAACCCCCCCAATGGATGAAGCAGGTATGGGTGGTGATACAGAAGAAATTGATATTACAGATTTAGTTAATATGACTAAAAATATCAAAAACGATCTTGAAAATAATAAACAAGACAATTCTGCGGTTATAAATAAAATGGATGACGTATTCACTAAATTGAATGACTTAGAAAGTAAATTGGCTCAAATGGATCAAGTTATGGCTAAGATTGACCAATTAGGTGCAACGGTTGAGGCTAACAAACCTAAAAGTGAAGTTGAAAAATTGGAAATGAGATCTTTAGATTCATACCCATTCAATGAAAAACCACAAGAGTTCTTCGCACACAAACAAGGTGAAATGAGAGCTAGTGGTAAAAACGAATATGTATTAACTAAGGATGATGTTGAGAACTATGCGCCCGATGCGTTAAGAAGTTCATTTAACCCAAACGAAGAACAAAAAGATGAATATAGCTTCTAAAATAAAGTTCTTAATGGAACTTCAGGCTCAAGTTAAGATTAATCATTGGCAAACCAAAGGTTACGCAAGACATAATGCCTTTGATAAGTTATATGAAGGATTAGTTGATTTGACAGATACGTTCGCTGAGGCTGCGATGGGTAAGTACGGTAGATTTAAATTAGAAAATGAAGATAAGTCACTAAACATTGTAAATTTATCTGAATTGGATTTAAAGGACATGTTACAAACATCTAAAGAGGCGTTAATCCAATGGAGTAGTGAGTTTGATTCAACAGATACGGATTTATTGAATATCCGTGATGAGATTTTAGGACTATTAAATAAAATAACATATCTATTAACATTAGAATAAAAATAAAAAAAAATATTTAAGATGCAATCAGGATCAGCAGCAAGAACAGCTTCAAATACAGCAACAGGTTCATTAACATATATCGATGGTTTAATATCAGGAGCAACAGCTCAAGGACAATATCAAATTACTTTAGACCCAAGATATGTGAATGACGCAATAGTAACCACATTAAGAAATTATGGTTATAAAATTCAGACTAAGAACAATTTCATGGGTACCAATAACGATTATGTGATTAGTTGGTAACAAAAAAATACTTTAAAAATAATTCAACCCAGATTTTATAGTCTGGGTTTTTTTATGTATATTATAACATAAATGATTATTAAAATTTAAATCAAAATCACATGTCTACATTTGACGCAGTACTAAAACAGTACGAACAAAACAAAAACGCCACAAGTGGCAATTCAAACAAGATGTCTTCAGAAGACAGATTAAAACGTTATTTCACAACCGTGTTACCTAAAGGTTCTAAAGGTGAAGAAAGACGTATCCGTATTTTACCTACAAAAGATGGTTCTTCACCATTTGTAGAGGTTAAATTCCACGAAGTTCAAGTGGACGGAAAATGGGTAAAATTATATGACCCAGCACAAGAAGGAAAACGTTCTCCATTAAACGAGGTTTGTGAAGGATTAATGATGAGTGGTGTGGATTCTGATAAAGAATTGGCACGTAACTATCGTTCTCGTAAGTTTTATATCGTTAAAGTGATCGATCGTGATCATGAATCTGACGGTGTTAAATTTTGGAGATTTAAACACAATCACAAAGGTGACGGTGTAATTGATAAAATCTTCCCAATCTTCCGTAACAAAGGAGATGTTACCAATCCTGAAAATGGTCGTGACTTAATCTTGTCATTAACATTGACTAAAGCGGGAACAGGTAAAGAATATACTGTTATCAATTCAGTATTAAACGACGATCCAAGTGCATTACATACTGATGCTGATGTTGCGAAAACATGGTTGGACGATGAATTAACTTGGTCAGATGTTTATTCTAGAAAGAGTGAAGATTATTTGGAAATGGTTGCAAGAGGTGAGGTTCCACGTTGGGACACTGCAAGTAGCAAATGGGTTTCTAATTTAACAACAGAAGAAACTATCGGTTCACCGAAGTCTTCAACTCCTGTTGTTGATCCACAAGATGACGCAGAAGTAGACGGTGACTTACCGTTCTAATTATTAACGGAGGGGTGGAGATAACGTCAGAAACCCCATTTTTAAAACAATATTATGGCAGGTATAAAAAAGACTGATTTCTCAGCAATTAAAAAGAAGTTCTCAAAAGAGGCAGAATATAAACCAGATCGTTTCTTTGATTTGGGTGATGCTTTCTTAGATGCGTGTGGTATTCCAGGTCCCGCAATGGGACACATCAATATGTTGTTAGGACATAGTGATACGGGTAAAACTACGGCACTTGTAAAGGCTGCGGTTGATGCACAGAAGAAAGGAGTCGTTCCTGTATTTGTTATCACGGAACAAAAATGGAGTTGGGATCATGCGGAATTAATGGGATTTAATAAAGACGGAGATTATCTTTTCAATAGTGATTTTGAATATATTGAACAAATTACAGAATATATCAATGAACTATTAGATGCACAAGAGAAAGGTGATTTACCTCACGATTTATTAATCTTATGGGATTCGGTAGGTTCGGTTCCATGTAAAATGACTTACGATGGTAAAGGTGGTAAACAACACAATGCGTCGGTATTAGCTGACAAAATTGGAATGGGAATCAACCAACGTATTTCAGGTTCAAGAAGAACAGATAAACCTTATACGAACACGTTAATCATTGTAAACCAACCTTGGGTAGAATTACCTGACAATCCTTTCGGACAACCGAAGATTAAAGCAAAAGGTGGAGAAGCAATTTGGTTAAACTCAAGTATCGTATTCTTATTTGGTAATCAAAAAGGAGCAGGAACAACAAAAATCTCAATCACAAAAGATAAGAGAAAAGTTAAAATAGCAACAAGAACAAAAATCTCAATTATGAAAAACCACATCAATGGTTTAGGATATGAGGATGGACGTATCTTGGTTACATCACACGGATTTATGCCAGGTAGAGAAGATGGTGAAGAAAAGAAATCTATCGAGGATTATAAAAAAGAAAGTGGTGATTACATCAGTAAGATGTTAGGTGTTAATGTTACAGACATCACAGACGTAGAAGTTGTAACAGAAGATAGTGATCTTTAAATTTAACAAATGTCGGTTTTACTTGTTGATGGTGATAATCTATTAACTATTGGTTATTACGGAGCAAAGAATGTGTTTTATAAAGGAACACATATAGGTGGTATCTACCACTTTCTAAACACCTTAAGAAGATCTTTTGAGGAATACCAATTAGACAAGATTGTCGTTTTTTGGGACGGCTTTGAAGGATCACAAAATAGAAGAAGAATTTATTCTCACTACAAGGAAAATAGAAGACAAAGAGTTAGAACTGAAGAAGATTTACAATCTTATAACTACCAAAGAGAACGTATCAAACAGTATCTTGAGGAGTTATATGTCAGACAAGGAGAATTTGAGTATTGTGAGACTGATGACAACATCGCTTACTATACTCAAAACTCACCTGACGAAAGAAAAATCATTTATTCATCAGACGGGGACTTAACCCAACTCGTTTCAGAAAACACACAAGTTTACAATCCTTCACACAGGAAATTATATTCAAAGAATGATATAATCGTTTACGATCACGAAGAAATCCTTATCGAAAATGTTCGATTGGTAAAAATGATTTGTGGTGACTCATCAGATAACATAGCAGGAATAAGAGGAATGGGACTAAAAAGATTATTGTCTTTTGTCCCTGAACTAAGAAATCAACCAATTACGGTTGATCAGGTTAGAGATAAGTGCAACCTATTATTTGAACAAGACAAACACAATAAGTCAATTGCTAATTTATTGACTGGTGTGACAAAACACGGTGTTCTCGGTGAGGAATTCTTCGACGTAAACAATAGGATAGTAAGTTTGGATGAACCATTTTTAACAGACGAGGCAAAAGGGGTTATCGACCTACTGATTAGTGAATCATTAGATCAAGAAGGAAGATCGTACAAGAATGCCATGAAGATGATGAATGAAGATGGACTTTTCAATGTTCTACCAAAATCAGAAGATGCGTGGATTAATTTTTTAAACCCTTTTCTAAGATTAACAAGAAAAGAAAAAAATATAAAAAACAATATAAAAAAAACAATTAAAGTAAGACCTTATGAGTAGAGATTACCAAAATCAAGAGAACATCACAAAATTCGAGTTTCTTTTGTCTTTAGAAGGACACATTGTGTGTCAAAGATTTTTTAACGTTAGAGACCACGTTGACCAAGCAAGACGATCATTAGATCTTCACTATTATGTAAAAAATATTTGTGACGATTTTATGGAAGATTTGAAAATAAAAAGTTCCAACTATCTATGCGAAAATCAAAACTATATCCTTCATTCGGAGGTTGTGGATGAGACATTAACACAAGAAAAAGAACATTTTTTATTGGAAATTAAGTTAGGAGATGATGTATTTATTCAAAGACTGTTTCCCGCGTATGTTTATCATCCAAAGGCGAGATACACAGTAGATATCCGTCCAAGATTGAAAAGAATTCTTTCCGATCTAACGGACATCCTGTCTTCGGAAGAATTGGAAACAAGTTATTTAGGATACGAATTATAAGAAAAAACAATATATAATAAACACTATGGAAGAAAGGAATTTTGGGTATTTGGGATTTTCGTTTCAACAGTCCCTTATCAAAGCAATTATTGAAGATAAGAAGTACGGAGAAACAATTATTGATGTATTAGAGAGTAAGTTTTTTGATAATAACTCATTCAGATTTATTATGGAAAACACAAAGGAGTTGTATAAAAATTACAACAAAATCCCGGATTACAATACATTGGCACAGAAAATCATGGCCGAAGGCGGTAACAAAGATTCCTCTAAAATTCATGTTGATACATTAGAAGCAATTAAAAATAACGAGTCTCAAATTGAATACGTAAAAGACACCGCACTTAATTTCTGTAAACAACAAAACTTGAAAAGAGAGTTAAAAAGTGTACAGAGTATTATTGAAAGTGGTGAGTTCGAGG